GGTGGCGTCGCGGTCGAGGCGCACGGGCGCGCCCGGCCACGTGATGCCAGTGGCCGAGGGGACAACCACCGTCGTGCCGGGGGGCGCACCGTGGGGGGTCACCTCGACAAGGCCCGCCGCCTGGTCGACGATCCCCGTCACGGTGCCCTGCACGGGCCCCGTGTGAGGCGCGGGCGAGCGCGAGGGGGTGAGGTCGAGCCAATCGGACAGGCTATCGAGCTGAGACACTTGCATATACCTCCAGGTCAACGCGCATTTGCGCAGCCGAGTCGGCCAGATCGATGGAATAACCGGTGACTGTGCCGGTCACAACCTCCTCGCCCGTCTCCACACTGATCGTGTCCCACAGCTCGATGCGCGGATCAGACGCGAGGGCGAGGCTGCGCGTGCCCCTTGCGGCCAGGGCCTTCGCCCGATACGTCTCAGCGGCCTGCTGGACCGTGCCCTGCAGGTCTGTCATCTGCATCTCGCTACGCTCGGTGACCACGCCGTACACGTCGGGCTGGTAGGGCGCGTCATACAGGGTCGCGATGCCGTCATAGTGGGGCGCGTCGCCGCCGCCTTCGGGGGTGTCGCCGGTGGTGCCGACGAACCAGCGGTTGGGGCGGCGCTCTGCGCTCTTGCGGGCGGCCTCGATGAGTAGGTCGCGTCCTGTGTAAGTCTCCGATGCGACCCCGACACGGGGTTTCCACACGTGCAGGGCGCCGTCAGGGCGGACCGTCCAGGCGAGCCCATACGCTTCCGCGAGTTTCCCCATTGCCTCCGTGCGGCTGGTGCCCCACTCGAACGTGCGGGGGATCGGCTGGTCGCCGTCGTCGACGATGACCTGCAGGCCGCCCTCATCCGGTGCGCCTGCGAGGCGCTGGAATTCGGACGAGACGGTGGCGCCGCCGGGCGGGGATGAGGGCCAGTTCATGGGGTTTTTCTCGCACCGCTGCAACAGGTCGTACGCGGTCACAGAGACGCCGCCGGTGCTGGTTTCTTCCCAGGCGTCGACCTGGTAGACGCCGACGGTGACGCGGGTGGTCACGCCGCCGGTGGTGATCGTCTGCACCACACGTAGCCTCTGCCCGTAATTGCTGAGCGGGTCGCCGGGGTCGCGGGGCACCCACCCGTGCGGGGCCTCGAGGGTGAGGCGCTCACGGGGCGTGCGGTCCGTCGACGCTTCGAGCTGGGCGCTGACGACGGGGATGTCCTCGGCGAGGACACGGCCGGCGAGGACCGACGAGACGGCTACGGTGATGGTGGCGGGGGCGGCGAGGGCCGCTGCGTTCGGGCCGCCCCTCATGGCATCCCCGCAAATTCGCGGAGCAGCTCCACGTAGGAGCGTGCCTGCCATTTCGACGCGGCGTCCCATGCGCCCCACGTGACGACCGGGATGTTACCGAGGAGGGCAGCGGCTTCACGCAGGTCGATCTGACGATAGTCGAGGGTCCACTGGCGGCGGACCCTGTCGCGGCGGCCCGTCCGCTGGCTGGTCGCGTGTGTGACGGCGAGGACGCGCACGGCGGGGATGTCGCAGTCCTGCAGGTCGCATGCGTCATGCGAGTGGACAGCGATCACTGGCTCGCGGGCTTCGAGGATGCGTTCGAGACGGGCGCTCTCCTCAGCGTAGGCCAAGAGTTCAAGCTTGCCGGTGTAGGCGGCGGCGACGCCCGCCCACCGGATGACGGGCGCGCGGCGCGCGTTGATGTCCGTCGCCGTCGCCCGCGTCTCATACTCACGGGCGTCGTCCCCGATGTAGGAGACGACCGCCCGCGCCCGGGAGTCAAGGCTCGTGATCGCGTAGCCTTCGCCGCGGCGAGTGAGCGTAAACGTGCGGGTCCCTACTGTGTAGGTCGTCACCACGCCGGGCGGGGCGAGCGGGTCGCACACGGCCACGGCGGCGCGGCCCGCTTCGGCGGGGAGGATGACACGGGCGCCGTCGCTCACTGCGAGGGCAGCGTCCGCGCCGTCCAGGAAGAAACAGGGGAGCCCCGTTTCCTTGTGTATCCATGCCTTGATCATTGGACGCTCCTCACGACCTTGACGGCCTCGGTCCTTGCGAACGCGCGCGTCTGCTCACTCGTCCACGGATTGGTGACCAACGCCGTGATGTGGACGTTCGTCGCGCCCGCGCCGGGGGCGTTGCCGCCCACGCCGCCCGTCGCGTATGGCGTCGCGTTGCCGGGAATGTAGGTGCCGCCGAAAATGTCGGCGATCCGCGCAAGAATGGCCTCGCTGCGCTTCCGCTTCGACTTAGCGAGCGGAATGTACCCCTCGCCCCCGGTTTCGGGCTCTGCCCACACGCGCCAGGCGCCCGCCGGGGCGATCTGCGCGACGTGCCGCTCACGGTGGAAGCCACCGCCCGCGTAGAACGACAGGACCGACCCGTCGGCCTGCGCTGACGGACCGCCCGACTGGCTGTACTGGCCGACGATGTTTATGTACCAGGTTTGCCCGTTCCAGACGCCCTTGATTCCTGCCAGCTTGTCGCTAACGTAGTCATTCGCGTTGATGTTGATATACGGGTTATAGCCGTCGATGGCCGCCTTGATGACGTCCAACTTCGCGTTCGCCTGCTCGTTGTTTCCATCGATGGTCACAGTGCCGGTCGCGGCGTCCATCTGGCCGACCGACGCGACAAGCTGCGCGATCGCCGGGTCAGAGTTGGCGTCGATGGTGATCGTCCCATCCTGGTTCTTGGCATAGCCGAGCGTTTCCAGGATCGTCGTGATAGCCGAGTCGTTCGTCGCGTTGATCGTGATCGTGCCACCGTTTTGCGCCTGCACGTAGGCGATAAACGCGTCGACGGACGCGTTGGCGGCCTGTGTTTCGGCGGTGACGTGCGACTCGATGTTTGTCGGGATGAGGTTCAGTTGGTCGGCGAGAGCGGCGGCGTCGTCGGCGGACAGGCCCATGGCCTGCGCGACGCTGATGAAGTTGTCGCGGGTCGTGGTCATGGCGGCCTGCATGTCCTCCATGGTGGCGCCGTTTTTTTCCATGCTTTCGACGAGTTCCCAGCCGCTCTTGGCGAGGTCGTCGAGGGCGGCTTGGTTGGCGCGTCCGGCGGCGGTGGTGATGTCGAGGGTCTGGCCGTTTTTTTCGACGGCGGCGTTCGCGGCGTCAATCGCGTCGTACAGGTTTCGCCAGGATCCGCGTTCCCCGAGGATGATGTCCTGGAGGGTCTTTTGGGCGTCGATCAGGTCATGGGTGGCCTTCGCCTGGTCCTCCATGGCCTTCTGAGCGCGATTGGCGGCGCCGGCGAGCTGGTCTTGCGCCGAGGCGTTCTTGATACCGGCTTCGGCGGCGAGGCCGTTTTGTTCCTTGGCCTTAGATAGGGCCTCGGTCTGCTCGTCGAGCCCCCTTTTGGCATCGGAATACGCGACGGCGAGCTTCGTCTTTTCCACGCCGTCGGCCATCGCGTTATAGCGGTCGAAAACAGCCTGAACGCGGTCCATTGCCTCCGTGGAACCCGCGGCGGCGTCGACGAAGTCGTTGATGTCACCGCCGAGCTCCTTGAAGGCCGAAGCGGCGGAGCGGCCTGTGCCCTGCTTGCCGAACAGGCCAATGACTTCAATCTCTTTCGTGAGGTTTTTCAGGGCGAGGCTGCGTGTGCTGTCGGTGGCGGCGTTGGTGATGCCGTCGAGCGAATCGGCGTATTCTTTGGCGCGTGCCGTGGCGGCTGCCTGCTGCTGCTGGTATTCACCGAGGACGGCGGTCAGGCCAACAATGGCGGCGGTCGCCGCGAGACCCCACGGGCCACCGAACGCGCCCAGGAGGGCGTTGCCTGCGCCCTTCGCGGCGTTGCCGATCCCCGCGAGCGCCGGGGTTGCGGCCTGCGCGAGGGCGCTGACGTTTGACACCCCGTTCGCGCGGGCGGTGGCCCAGGCGTTGCCGAATCCGCCGATAGCGGCGCGGGTTTCGGCGAGGCCGCCGCGCAGGCCGCTGAAGCCGTCCATGATGCGCGTCAGGAAGGGGATCGAGCCGTTCAGGCTGGCCATGGCGGTGCGCACGTCTGTGATCATGGTGAAGACCTTCATGCCCGCGCCGGCTGTGAGTGCGGCGGCGGATGTGAAGGCGGCGAGTCCGAGGGCGCCCTGCTGCACGGGGGCGGGGAGGGCGCTGAAGGCGTTGACGGCCTGCTCGGCGAACTGCACGATGGACCGGAGGAAGTCGTTCGCGCCCGAGCCGCTCTTGATGAACAGCGTCTCGAAACTACCGCCGAGCTTTTCGAGGTCGCCGTTGAGGTTGTCCATGCGGGCCTCGGCGGTCTCGGCGGCGTACCCCGCATCGTTCACCTTGTCGATCCACTCCTGAATGCCCTGGGCGCCCTGCTCGTACAGGATGGACGCGGCGCGGATCGCGTCCTGCCCGAACATCTTCTTCAGGGCGGCCTGGCGGTCCTCGGCGGTCAGCTTCGACAGGGAGTCGTGTAGCTGGCCCGCGTAGGCGGCGAGGCCCACGAACTGGCCCTGAGCGTCGTATGCGTGGATGCCCAGCTCCTCCATGTATTTGGCTGCCTGCTTGCTTTGGGGCGTCATGTTCAGGAGCATGGTCTTGAACGATGTGCCGGCGTCGGAGCCGAGGAGGCCGGCGGCGGCGAACGCCGACAGGGCGCCCGTGGTCTCTTCGATGCTGAGGCCGGTCTGGGATGCGACGAGGCCCGCCTGTTTGAGGGCCATGCCGAGGTCAGACACGTCGCCCATTGCCTTGCCGGCACCGGCGGCGAGGAGGTCGGCGACGTGGCCGACGTCGGATCCGTTGAGCTTGAACTGCGTGAGGGCCACGGATGCGATTCCGGCTGCGTCGGCGACACCCAGGCCACCGGCGGCGGCCAGGTCGAGGGAGCCCTTCAGGCCGCCGTTCAGGATGTCGGAGGTCGACACGCCCGCCTTGGCGAGTTCTTCGATTGCGCCGGCGGCTTCGGATGCGCTGAACGCCGTGTCGGCGCCCGCCTGAATCGCCGCCTCGCGCAGTTGGTCCATGTTCGCGGCGGACTCGTGTGTCGCCGCCTGCACGTTGCTCATGGCCTGGTCGAAGTCCGCGAAGGACTTGACGACGTAGCCGGCGGCGGCGGCCGCGGCGACACCATACCCGACCATGGCCGTTGACGCGGTGTCCCAGGCGGCGCGCTGAAGCTGGGCGGACTGGGCGAGGCGGCCCATGGTGGTTTCGGCGGCCTTGCCGGTCGGGTCCCCCTTCGCGGCGAGCTGTTCCAGGCTCGTCGACGCTGACTTGATCTGGCGGTTGAAGTCGGCGACGTTCGCGCGCAGGGTGACCTTAATTGACCGCTCAGTCATGGGCGTGTGCCTTTCTGCGCTGATTGCGCCGCTATGTGACGGGGCATCCCCGCCCGGCGGTTAGTCCTCTGTTCCGGTGAAAACCACCGTCGGGACCATGCCGGGCGCGGGGCCCTGCTTGTGTTTCTTGCGCCAGAGATCGAGGGCCATTTGAGCGTTGTCTTGGCGTTCTTCGACCTCGAAATAGCCCTCGTAGTCGCCCTCGGTGAGGCGCTTGGGGTAGCCGTAGGAGCCGACCCTTGTGTCCTCGTACATGTCGAGGGCGCCCGCGAGGGTGCTGTCAAGCTCCCCCCACTTGTCGCCGGGGGCGCCTAGGAATTCGGTCGGCCTTCGGCCCCACTTTTTTGCGCTTCGGAGCGCCCGTACCAGCCACGCGCCGGTGGGCCGGTCCAGGCACTCCGTCACGAAGGGACTGAAATCGTCGGCTTCATCGTGTTAACAGTGGCGGCCGCCTGCACCAGGGCGACGACCTGTGGTTCGATACGGTCACGCAGGGTGACCAGCATGTCCACGGTGAAGCCTTCGGGGGCGGTGATCTGCGCGGCGAGCTGCTCGAGCGTCGCCTGGTCGCCGTCGACGCCGCGCTCCTTCAGGTCGGCGCGGAATCGCTGCACCCAGTCGGCGGATCGGCCCTGGACGGTGATGTCGAGGGCCGACGCTCGAATCTGGTCTGCGACCTCGCGTATCTGTTCTTTGATGCCGCGCATGTCTTCCACATTGGCGGCCCGCTTGGCCTCGTCATAGCGAGTTTCGAGCGCACTCAGGTCGGCGAACAGATCGCCTCGCGCGTACAGGGTGACGGTTCGTCGGACGGGGGTGACGCCGGCGATCCAGGCGGCGAGGTCGAACGTCTCGGGGGTGACGGTGGTGTCGGGGTCGGTGTGGGTGAGGGCCATGTCGGCCATGGTGAGTTCGTCGTCGTGGGCTGCCATGCCATGCTCCTAGCTGTGTAGCTGCGTGAATGTGGGCTGCCTGCGTGTGGTGGGTGCCCGCCCGGCAGGTCTGGCAGCCCATTGTTGGAACCTGCCGGGCGGGAGATAAGGGTGGCGAGATTAGGCAGGCAGCACGCTAACCACGGCGACGTCCTCCGCCGCGTCCATGATGTTGAGCTTCGCCGTGCGCTTGATGTAGCCCGCGAACCGGTCGCTGGGCTTGGTCGGCGTACCGAGGACGACCTCGTACACGGACACGATGTCGCCTTCGGCGATTGGCTTGTACTCAAGGGGGCCTTCGCGCTCCACAAGCCAGATCGTGGTCCCCTTCTTGCGGATGAGGTCCCAGACGAAGTCGTCGGCTGAGACGGGCTTGCCGGCCTCGTCGAGGTAACGGAACACGGTCAGATTTCCTGCGTAGGACGTGGGGCCGGGGGCCTTTCCTTCGCCGGTCTTGCACATCTCCTGCTCGGTGATTTCCGTGTCGGAGTCGGCGCCGAGCGCGTAATCGGACTTCATGATGTAGCAGGAAATCTTCTTGCCTGCATTGATTTCAGTTACGGACGGCGTTGCCATGTTCTGCGGCTTCGCGGTGAGCGCCCACAGGGTGATGCGCCCATCGGCGAGAGTCTTAGCTCCGGGCATTTCAGTCTCCTTCGGTAAGGGGGTCGGTGGTTTCGTCCCCGGTTTCGGGGGCGTCGTTGGTGCCCTCCTCCTGGCCGCAGCACAGGGGTTCGCGTGCCTCGGGGGGCGGGGTGAGCGTCCAGTCCACACCCCAAATCGGGTGCCCGATCCAGTGCTCGGGGATGTCCTGGAAAACGCCAGTACGGACGTTGTAGGCGGTGACCATGTCACGGCTCCTTTAGTGGTGTGGCGCGGGCGCGCAGGGTGATCGTGCAGTAGCGGCGACCGCGGTTCGCGGGCGCCCCGACCGCGCTGTTATCGGCTCGGACCTCTGTCACGCCGACGTGCGCGAGCGGGAAACACCGCCAGCCGGGCACCGTTGGGGCCCATCCGGCCAGGCGTGCGGTGACCTGATCGGCGAGGTCCATGACGTTCACGCTCGTCGCGGCGACGACCTGCACGTGCAGGCGCACGTCAACATCCCCACCGCACCCGGCCATGGCTTCGGACGTGGCCAGTGTGGGCGGACCCCACACGAACAGGAACGGGGGGCCGGGGTTTCCGGGCGGGTCGCCGACGAACGCCTCGACAGCGGTGCCCGCTGACGTGAGGGACGCGAGGCGTTCCCTCATCTGACTCATTACTGATAAGGTCAGCCCCATAGGTCCTCCACAATTTCGGCGACGGCCTTCTGGAAGGCCTCGGCCTCATCGTTTAGTGGTTCGATGGGGTCGCGGGTGTGTCCGCCGCCCCTCGAAGTGCCGAAGTAGGCGATGTTCGCTAGGGCACCGCTTGGCTTGTCGGGGCCGATTTCGGCTTCGACGGTCGTGCCGGTGTCGGTGAGGTCGTAGGAGATGCTCCGCGCGACGGCGCGAATGCCGGCGTTGCCCGACTGCTCGAGGTCGGCCTGAAGGGCGCGCTTGATGTTCAGCGCGCCCCGGCTCACGGCGGGCCTAAGCCAGCGGGACAGCTCGCCGGGGAGACGGCCCGCGTCGGCGGCGATCTGCCTGACCTCGGTTGTGTCGATCTCGATGCCGCTCACAGGAGACTGTCCCCGTTTGTTTCCACGTCGACCTGGAAGCGGCGAGACGTGACGTGCGTCTTGTCAAACAAGCCCGTAACGCGGAAAACGGACAGGTAGCCGGTGACGCGGATCAGGTCGCCGACGCGGACGGCGTCCACGTGGTGTGGGAGGTGGATCGAGTACCGTTGGATGGTGACGAGGGCGCCGGCTGCGTTCGCCGCGGTCTCGTGCGCCTCGTAGGTTTGCACCTTGCACGGTCCCGACCATACGGGGGCCTCGGTGATGTGGTCGAGGCCGTCGGGGCCTGTGGTGACGGTCGGGCGGGTGACGGTCGCCCGGTCGGTCATGAGGGCTTCGGCGGCCTTGCGGCCAGCTATGACGGCGGTGCGTGCGCTCATGCCCAGCCCCCCGTCGGCGCGGGGGCCGCGTCACGGCCCCCAAGCCAAGGCGCGGGGGTCAGCACCGGCATGTAGGCGCCCGACGTTGACCCATCCTGAGACAGTCGCGCCCACTCGTCGGCGGTGAGGGTCAGCTCCACCGCCGATGCGGCGGCGTCCAGCGTGTAGCTGTAGTCGTCGATCCGCTCATTCCGCTTGCCGTCCGGGTTGCGGGCGCGGCGGGCCACGACCTCGCTGATGACGTCGGCGAGAATCTGACGATCAAGCGCGGCCAGGTCGCCGAGGCGCGCTGCGATGATGCGCTCCGTCTTGCTGATCCAGTTGGTGATCTGCTTCTGTTCGTCCGGGTCTGTGATCGGGCGGCCCAGTGTAGTCGCCACGTCGATTACGGTCGCGTAGGACACGCGGCCCCCCTATCAGTCGTCAGCGGTGGTGGGATGCCCGGCGGGCTGGCGCCGCGTGTACCCGAGCCGCTCCCACAGGGGGAGTTGGGTCGCAGGCACGGCGACGTGGTCACCCGCCGGGCTAAGCAAGTGAACGATGTCGGTCACTTGCGGGCGATCTTGACGAACGCTTCCTTGTCGGCGAGCGCGAAACCGTACTCGGCCTCGGCGCGGATAGCGACGAGGTTCTGCTCGTACAGGGAGACCAGCGCGCCGCCGATGGTGACCGTCGCCTCTGTGGACACATCCATGCTGATGCCGCCGACCGTGCCCCACGCGGCCTTGGTCCAGTCGCCCGCGAAACCGACCGTCTTGTCGTCGCCGACGTTCTCGTGCAGGTAGGAGGGGCGGCCCAGGATAGAGCCCGAGCGCAGGGCGGGGATCAGGCCGTCATAGGAGGCTTCGGCGAACAGCGGGCGGCCCGACGCGTCCTTGGTGGTGAGGAGGTCCACCTCGAACGAGGTGTCGAAAGCAAAGCCGTTGACCTGCTTCTTCGGGGTGCCCTGAAGGTTCAGGCCCATTGCCTTGACGAGGTCGTCGTACGTGTTCGCGCCGGCGGTACCGCCGAGGGTGACGGTCTTGGTGGTAGCCGACAGGGAGGTGCCGAACGGGCCGGTTCCGGTGCCGTCGCCGCCCTTGTTGTGGAAAACAGCGCGGTCGAAAGCGCGGGCGAAAGCCTCGGCGAGCAGGGTAGCGAGCGTCTCGCTGTAGCCGCCGGGGTTGGCGCGAATGACCTCCTGAGATGCGACGGCGATTGCCGTCAGCTTCTTCGGCTGCATGGTGACCAGGCCGAGGGAGGCCTCGGTGGTGTGCTTCTTCGCGCCCTCATCGGTCCAGTTGGCGCTCGGCTTGCCCGTCACGATGGGGAAGGCCTGGCCGCTCGCGCCGAGCGGGACCTTCTTCATGAGGGACATTGCCGCCGAGCCCTTGGCGGCCTCGTCGAAAATGGGGCCGGCGAGTTCCGGCTTGATGAAGCCGTTAAAATCTGCGAGCTTCTTGGGGTTGGTGATTGCCATTGTGGGTGCTCCCTTCGAGCGTGAGATTGTGGGGTGGGGGTGGGCTGCTCAGTGCGTCAGTGCCCGCCGACCGCGCCGATGAGCATTGCCGTGAGCGCGTCCGTGGTGGTCGTCGGTTCGGGCGTGCCGCCCTGCGACGGGTCGGGGCGCATAGCCAGCGGCGCGGGGGCCGTGTCAGAGGCCGGTGCCGGGGCGGGAATCGCGGCCAGGAGCTTCTCAGCGGATGCCGTGAGCTCCTCAGCCGTGTTGCCCTGCAGGAAGTCGGCGAGCGCGTCAGGGACGTTCATCGTGTGGATGACTTCGGCGCGGGCGAGCTTCGCCTGCAGTTCTGCGACCGTGGCGGCGGCCTGTTCGGCTGCGACGGTCCCGGCGGTCTTGGTCTCGTCGAGGCTCACGGACAGGGCCGCGACCTGGGCTTCGAGATCCTTGACGCGCGCGTCGGCGGCCTTGCGGGCGTCGCGTTCGGCGCGCAGGGCCTTGACGCCGCCCTCGTTGAGGGTTTCCTCAGCGGCGGCCTCGTTGGTGTCCGGCGTCTGGTTGGGCGTGGGTTCGGTGGGCATGGGGTTGTGTTCCTTTCTCGAATCGCTCGAGGGGGGCCGCCCGCGCCGTCGCGGCGCGAGTCGGGGGCTTAGTGGGCGGCGCGCAGGAGGGCGCGCATCTGTGTCAGTTCGCCGCCTGTCGCGGTGGCCGCGTAGTAGCGCGCCTCAACTTCGGCGGCGATCTCTGGTGTGAGGGGGTAGTCGGCGCCGCCGATGCGGGCGCCGCCGTGACGTTCCTGCGCGGCGGGTGTCCACGGGTTGAGGCCGTTTTGCACGTCCTGCCAGTCGCGGGTGGCTATCGCGACGCGGCGTTCGGCGGCGGTCATTCGGCGGCCTTCATAGGTAGCCTCGTATTGGCCGCGCAGCGCGCCCCCGGCGACCTGTCCGCTCCCGTTGATGTATCCCTGAGCGCGCAGGGCCTCGACGGCCTGCTCACGGTTCGGGTTGAGCCGGTAGATTGTCTCCGGTGTCATGCGCTTTTGCCCAGGGCGTAGTAGTTGGCCTGCCCACCCGTGCTTGCTGGTGCCTTCGGTGGTGAACGAGCCGCGGTATCTCATGCCGCGGCGTGCGTTGACGACCTGGTTCATGTCGGCGCCGTCGCGGATCGCGCGGGCGCCCGCGTTCGTGAACACGCGGTTTTGCTCGGCTTCGCTCATACGGTCGAAGGCCTCGTATTGGTCGTCGATGAGACCGCGCGCGAAGGCTTCGGCCTGGTCCGTGACCATGGTCGGCACGTGCGTACAGTCGCACCGGGGATGCCGTAGGAACCCTTGGTTCCACCTGTAGAAACGGCCTGCGAGGATGACGCAGCGCGAGCACGACGGGGGATTCAGCATCCGCACGTAGCCGACGCGGGGCCGGGCGGCGATCTGTACGCCCGCCGCCCCCCTGCCCGCGTCGGCGACCTCGGTGAGGACAATCATCGATAGCTGACGCCCCCCGGCGGCGAGCGCTTGGGCGGGTTCCATGCCGTCGGCTATGAGTGTGTGGGCGGTGATTGCGGGGGCGCGTAGGAGGGTGTCGAGGTTGCGTCCGTCAGCGGCGAGGCCTGCGAAGGCGTCGGGGTCGACGATGCCGTCGGGTTCGGCCCATTGGTCTTGCTGACCGAGGGCGAGGGCGCCGCTAACTAGGGCGCTGACCGCCGCCGTGCGCTGTGCGTTGGTGATTGCGGCGGCGACGGTGGGGATGCGCTCGCGCCAGGCGTCAGTGATCCAGTTAGGGCCGAGCTTGCGCCACTGGCGGGTCGCTGTGGCCAGCGCGCGGGCCTCCTGCTCACGGACCAGCCCGTAGTGGTGCTCAATCGCGGGCGGGATCGATGCCATGGGCGGCGTCCGTCTCGTCGGTCAGCGCGGGGGTGGTCTTTTCCAGGAGCCTGATGAGGTCTGGGTCGGTTTCCTCCTCGCGCAGGTAGGCGCGCTCCGTGGCCTTACGGGCGTCATCCCAGCCCAGCTCGTCCCACGCGCCCTCGCGGCTAATCAGGGGCTTTCCGCCCGCGAGCTTCTGCAGGGCGTCGGCCTTCTGGCTGAACGTCGGCGTCGCCGGGTCGTGCCAGGCGACGTTGACGGCGCCCATGGGGACCGTGTGCCCCATGATGCGGGCGGCGATTGTCAGGGCGCGGGACAGGGCGGCGCCGCACTCGGCGTTGACGCGTTCGACGCGCTTGACGAGCTTGGATTCTTCGGCGCGGATGGCGCCCTCGGCGGGCGGGTTGGTGGTGATGAGGCCGAAGTAGCGGGCGGGGAATCCGGTCAGGGAGGCGGCGAGCTTGCCGTACAGCTCAATGGTGCTGTGGAAGTTTGACAGTTCGCCGGGGGCGAGCTGGGTGACCTTCGCGCCCGCGTTTTGCAGGGCCACGAAGGGGTTGAGGTAATTCGTCCAGGCGGACGGGTCGGCGAAGTCGCTGCGCTTGGCGCCCATGATGATGCGTTTGGGGACGGCGTTGGTTTCCAACGCGGCTTGCATCTGGGTGATTGCGCGGGCGGCGGCGTCGGTGACGCCCATGATGTCGTCCATCTCGCTGTGGCCGGTGGTTTCGCCGGTCATCTGGCGGTTGAACGAGGGGATCACGGGCACGATGCCGAGGCGGTGTTCGTCGCGGTCGATCGCGCGCCACGCGCCGCCCACCGTCGCGTAGGTGGTCGTGGCGTTCGGCGTGTAGATCGTCGCGTAGCGGGTCTGCGTGCCGTCGGCGGCCTGGTCGGTCACGATGCGCACAGCGTGCGTGATCGTCTTGCGACGGTAGTCGTACTTGACGGTCATTTGGCGGGGTGATTCCACGCAAATAATCGGGTAATCTCCCTCGGCGTCGCCGACGCCGACGGACAGGTACGCGCGCCCGTAGATGAGACGGTCGCGCTTCCACTTGCAGAGCTCGGCTTCGAGGTCGTTTGCGTCGATCATGGCGCGCAGCGCGTCGGCGACTTCGGGGTGTGCGGGGACCATGATGCCGCGCACGTCCTGTCGTTCCTCGATGGTGTCGACGACGACGCGGGGCCAGTTGACGACGGTCTCGAGGGTTCGCAGTGATGGGGGCAGGGCCAGGCCGAGGTGTTGCAGGGTCTGGCGGCCCTCGTAGTACGCGCGGTGCTTGCGGTCCGCCGGGGCGGTGAGGTTCAGGGCGTTCTCAGCTTCGGCGAGGAGCTGCGCCTCGTCACGGGTGATCTGGTCAGTCATGTGGGTCCTTACCATGCGAAGCGGATTGCGCCGCCGGGCTCCCAGCCTTCGGCGTGCTCATCCGCCGCGGCCTCGTGGGCCAGGATGTCGGCCATGAGCACGTCAATCTTCATATGCTCGGCTGGCTTGCCGAGGATGAATTTGTCGCCGGGTTTGGCGACTTTTCGGGCGTGGAGGGCGCATAGCTTCGCGGTCTCATCCGGGGTGTGCGTGGTGAGGCCTTCGGCGAGGTCCTCGCGGAAACGCACGAGGGCCGCGAACATTCGTGTGATCGAGTTCGTGGGCCACTGCACGACGACGTAGTCGCCGTAGAGCTGTTCCCAGTGGTCTATTTGTGTTTCCCAGTGGCGGGGGTCGCAGTAGAACCGTTGGACCGTGTACCTGTCCATGAGTTCGGCGACCGCCGCGTCGACCTCGCCGCGGGGGATGCGGCCTTCGGGCCATTCCTCGGGGTTCCAGACGGTGGGCCGCTGGTCGGGGCCGTATGTGGGGGTGAACCTGAGTCCGTCGACGGTTTCGGCGCGGATCGCGGTCCAGTCCCCCGACCGCGAACCGTCGAACCCGAGCGCGATTTCGCAGCCCGGTTCGGGCTGGGTGTCGCGGGTCTGCCTGTCCCACACCTTTTCGGTGAGATACGAGCCCTTGCCCTGCACAAGCCGATTGCCGAAAAAGCGCTCGGCCTGCGTCGGGTCCGTCTCCATGAGTTCGTCGACCTCGGCGTCAATCGCCTTCGGGTCCACCCACGGCGATGAGGCGTACACGAAACGGTGAATCTTCGACCTGTCGGCCTTCTTCGTGTAATCCCAGTCGAGGGGTGGCTTCTCGTAGAATTTGAAGATGTCACGCGCCCTCGACTGATACGCCTGCTGCGCCGCCGAGTCCTCCATGGGGTCCCAGGGATTCGTGAGCTCAATCGTCCGGCCCTGCATACCTGCGACGGCGCGTCGGATCGTCTGCCACGTATTCAGCACGCCCGACTGGGGCGTGTAGAGGCCCGACTCATCCGCGATAGCACAGGTGAAGGGCTGGCCCAGCTTGGAACGCGCAGCCGACGTGACGGGCACGATCTTCCCCTCATTCGGGAGACGCACGAAACCTTCACGGACGCGCACGAAATCGCCGAGCGGGCCGCTCTTAATCATGGCCTGCAGGGGCTCGTAGATGTTCCGCGTCTGGTCCTCAGCGAAGGCCAGGAGGGCTATCAGGCTCTTGTCGCGTGGCCGCCCCATGGCCTCGCCCGGCTCGTACCAGTATTCCCAGCCGCACCCGCACCCGTGATCGGCGCACCTGTAGACGTCGCCTTCGCGCGCCCAGCCGGCGAACATCGTCGGACCGACGCCCTCCGCGAGTGCCACCGCCGCCGCGAGCGGCGACTTCCCCGATTTCTGAGGCCCTACCCACAGGCTACGGCGGTAGGTGAATGGTTCGACGAGGCGGTGGGGGTCGGCGACGGCTTTGGCCTTGATGCGGTAGTGATTGGCGTTGCAGTACAACTGCCACCCGTTCAGGACGAGCGGCTGGTTGTAGTACACGCCAGAGGGGACGAGGCAGTGGGCTTCGACCCAGTCCGAGATCAGAAAACCCAGCGTGTGGAGCGGGTTGAAGTCGAGGGCGAGCGGGGGCGGCGCGTACTCGTCATGTGCCATTGGCGTCGCCGTCGACGACGGTCATGCCAGCGAGGCGGGCGCGGGATGAGCGGCGGCGGGCCGGGCGCTCCGAGGGTTCGGCCTGTTCGGTGGGCTGGCCGGTCGTGATCTGCCACTGGTGCAGGGCGAGGCCAGAGGCGGTGAGGCCGATCTGGTCGGCCAAGCGCAGGAGCGCGGTCTTGTCCCCCGCCTTTGCGCCCTCTTCCTCGCACGTGACGGCGAGGCGCACCCACTGGGCGACGTTATATGTCATCCAGGGCTGTTCACGCCACACCTCGGATTGCGGCTGTCGCCACGCCCACTCCCATAGCTCGAGTTCACGCTTCCAGCGCAGCTCGGTTGCCAGCTTACGGAAACGCCGGCCCCCGTTTGGCAGGGTCTCCCACAGCTGCATGGGGGGCATGGCGAATTCGGGGACGGGTGCGGTTGCGGGTACGCCTCCGAGCTGTCGGAAGCTGATGCCGCGTGCGTCGCTTCGGGCACTGTTGGGGTTGACGGGCGGCCCACTTCGGGCTCGCGCTCCTCCGGAGGGCATGGTCGGTCTCCTCGCTGGCTGGCGTCGCGCCTGCCTGCAGGGCCACCTCGGCGTCGCGCCGGGCGGCTTTTCGGTTGCGGGCGGGTGGTTTTGAACTCTCCGCGCTTTTTTCATCCCTCACCGGCGGTCTGACGGGCCCCCGGTCGGGGCCACCCCCCCTGGGGGGTATGCGTGTCAGTCCGTTTCGGTTCGGTCGTATTTGTGCGCCGCTTTGCCTGCGGCGCTGCGATTGCAAAATCTGTGTTCTGGTCCGCGAATGATCGAACGATCTTCGTCGTCATGACCAAGATCGAACGCTTCGCCTGCCTTGATGGGCTTGCCACACCGCCAGCACACGGCCTGGCCGGCCTCGACGAGGCGGGCGGCCCGTACCCGGGCGGCCCGGTAGTGGCGGTCGTATCCGCGCGCGGTTGAGTAGCCTCGTTGCTGTTCGCGCTCGCGGTTGTGGGTGGGACAGTACCGGGGGCCGGGGTGTGGGATGAGGGTAGGGCAGCCTGGGTGTGAGCAGCGGCGGCGGGCCATGGTCCGTGTCCTTGTGGTGAGGGTCACGACCTCACATGTTGACTTAGCGTTGCGCGCGGGCTATAGTTAGTGGTGTCAGGAGGGAACAAGCCCCCTGCAACTCAATGAAGGAGACCCCAATGCAGACCATCTACACCCCCGACGAGCTGGCCGAGGTTATCGAGCTGACCGAGGAGCCCACCCGCTTCACCACCCTCGATGAGGTGCGGGGTATGGTGCGCGAGGCTATCGGCCTTGACGCTGATACGGACATCGAGGAGCTGGTTGACGAGTGCTTCGCTTGGTACCAGGCCCTCGACCCGAGCAACGGCACGATTACCCTGAGCCGTCAGGGCTTCTACCAGGTCGTGACCGCCGAGGACTTCTGGAAGGCGGTCGAGCGCCTCGGCCTGTGACCCACGGGTGATACACAAGACCCCCGACCTGGTAGCTGAGGTCGGGGGTCTTGCATATCGATTCAGGAGGCCGGGTAGCCGTGGCACACTACACCCGCGTCATGTGTGACAGTATCACACTTAGGGGGTATTCGCTACTCGGTATCCGTGCGTGTCGCGACCTGCGCGCGGTGGGCTTTCTGTAGCTTGGCGGTGGCTTTGACGGCGGCGGCGAGGTCGCCGTCGATGGTGGCGTCCATGGTGTCGCGGCGTTCCATGAGCTTGACGACGACGCCGACGGTCTCAGGGTCGCCTTGGGATGCGAGGGGCCATAGGGCGGCGCTCATCTTGTCGAGTCGTCGGGCTTCGACGTCGGGGTCGTAGTCGCGTGGGTCTTGCTTCTTCCCTGCTTTGATGAGGGCTTTCACGTCCTTGACGGTGGTGTCGAGCATGTCGGCGATCTTGGCGACGCTTAGGCCGGCGGTGGCGAGGTCGAGGGCACGCAATGCCAGGTCGTTGTCAGTCATGCCGCCTCCTGTCGCAGGAGAGCATATTGGGCTGCGCGGTGGGCCATGTTTTCGACGACCAGGCCGGGGAGTGGTTCGGGCACGTGGTTGATCTTGCATTTGCGGCGCCACTCGATGGTGCCGTCTGCACGCACCCAGACGATGCCGATTGATGAGTCAATGACTGGTGATGTGTCGATGAGGCCTTCGGGCACGGCGTACAAGAATCGGTGTGTGACGCGTTTCCATGGGCGAATCTTCGCCCAGGTTTCGCGCTTCGCGTCGGCCTTGTCCACCTTGATTTCTATTGCTGTGCGGATCTGTTTGTCGATCATGAGCGCGTCAATGCGACGCACCAGCGAGTCGTGCCCGTCTGGGTTGTCCAGGTTGGCGTAGGCGTATTCGTCTCTAATTTCCAGCTCGGGGACAATCGCAGCGGACGGCCAAGCTTTGCGCAGGGCGTTCAGGATGTCGTCGGCGTTCATGCTGCGCCTTGCTCTTTGTCGAGGCGGTCGTGGACGGCGCGCACCTGGTAGAGGGGGCCCGGCTGGGTTGGCACGTGGCCTCGGTGCGCCCACTGGCGGAGCCGGTCGTAGGAGAGGGTGGGGAACGCGCCGTGCAGGGTTGCCCAGTCCACATAGATTGCCGGGTTGCGGGTGTTTCGGAGTACGTCGTTGAGGGCTACTTTGCGTGTCATTGCTTGATCTTCCTTGTCTTGGTACCACCTGTCGCAGCGTTCGCAGGAGCCGTGTTCGGGGATACCGTGAGGTGTGGGGTCTGTGGTGATGCTGCCTCCGCAGTTGGGGCAGGTGCCGACGACTTGCGGGGTGTGGCCGGTGGCGCGGGCGAGCACGTGCCAGGTGTCGGCGATTGTTTCGGCGAGAGCTTCCCAGTCGGCGGCGTGGTCCTGCGCCCACGTGACGGTGCCGATCAGGTAGGGCAGCGTTGACCGGCGGGCGGGGGCTGGTTCGCTGCGCTCGTCTGCGAGCTGCATGGCCCAGGGGTGGAGGATGTCGAGCACCCCGGCGCTAGTTCGGATGCCGGCGGGCCCGTCGTCGGTGGTGTCGAGGATGGCGGTGAGGCGGTAGGGGAGACCCGCGCCGTTGCCGCTGTGTGCGCCCGAGGTGGGGCGGGGTGAGTGCAGGCCGGTCGCGGTGTGTGCGGCTGTGTCGAGGCCGGGTAGCCACGCGGCGATTTGCGCGAGCATCTGCGTTGGGGTGGGGGGCATAGCGCGGGTCTCCTTCCGATTTTAGAGGGGTGGGGTGTGGGTATTAAAACGGGGGGTCGGTGGGCGCGGGCTGGTTGGCCCAGGGTGCGCCGCCGCCGGGCTGCCCGGTCACGTTGCTGGCCGCGGCGGCGGGGCCACGCGAGGCCTGGTACTGGCGGCGCGCGGCGGTGGAGCCAAGGAAGCGTGGGCCCAGGACTTCCAGGGCTTCGTGGCGCTGCCCGTCCTTGCCCGTGAACTCGGCTTTGGCGATCACGCCACTGAGCGCGACCTGGTCGCCCTTCCGGCACGTCTCAGCGATCCACGAATAGCGCTCGCCCCACAGGGCGGCGCGCACCCACAGGGGGGCGCCGACGTCCTCCCACTCGCCCGAGGGCTTACCATCCGGGCCCCTGCGCTGCCTGCGCGGCGTCGCGCAGATGCGCAGCTCGGTGACCTGCTGGCCACCCTGGGTCCACCGCACCTCGGGGTCGGCGCCCAGGTTGCCGGTAATCGTTGCTTCAATGCTCATTGTTGGTGTCCTTTTCGTTGAAATTACGCCATTTGTGGGGCGTGTGGTGGTTAGTGTAGGGCCGCGAGCGCGTTACCGTCCGCCCGGTCGATTCGCTGTAACGCGTTTTGCGGGCCTCCCAGCGCCTCGGGTGGGTGTGGGTACCGCCGGGGGTGTGCGGGGCCGCGAGCGTGCCGTTTAGACGGCTTTACGGGGGGTTGCAGCGTCGAGCATGGCTTGCCAGTCGGCGGGCGGGGGTGCCGAGGGCAGTTCGCGGTGGGCGTGGGGTGTGCGTCCGATGGCGTGCCAGGCCCTGGCTTCGGTCTGGGTGCCGTCGCATCCGGCGCGGATGGCGCGGATTTGGGCTTTCTTCCAGGCCGCCCACGCGGCGGGGTCGTCTGCGAGTTCGTCGGGCGGCTCGGGTAACCCCATGCGGACGGCGGTTTCGAGCCTGGCCTTGCCGAGGGTGCGCCAGCGGCGGTTGATGTCGGCGGGCATGACCCATGCGCGCTCCTCGCGGTAATGCTCACCCACGATGCGCAGGGCGTCCGTGAGGGGCATGTCCTGGTCGAGGGCTTCGGCCCAGGCGAGGGCGGCGGCCTGGTCAGGCTGTCGGTTGTCGAACGCAGCGGCCTTGGCGAGGACTTGGGCGGCTTCGGTGGTGTTCATGCTGCGCCTCCTTCGATGGCTACGAGCGCGGGTTGGTCGGTGGGCTGGCGTGTGGGGTCGAGGCTTTCGGCGAGTGCGAGCCAGCCGTTGACGCGGTCGCTGGTCGTGCTGCGCGGCGCGGGGCCTCGGCTCGGCTGCGTGTGCTGTTCCTGGCAGCGGCGCGCCCAGTTGCGCCACGTCGCCGCCCAGTCCGTCTTGCGGCCCTTCGCGCCGGGCTGCGCGGTCCAGTAGTCCCGGAACCGCTCGACCTCGAGGCTGTTTGCCGCGACGGGGGCATTGGCGCGGGTCCAGTCCGCGAGGGCCTGGTCCGGCTGCCACCCGTCGGGGATGCGTGCCCCTCGGGCTTTCGACGGCTTCGAAGGCTTCGAGGCGTGGTTGGCGCTCGCGGTTGCCGGGGCCGCGTCAGCGGCGACGGTCACGAGCTCAGCGGCGGTCTCAGTGACGCCCTCGGCAAGGGGGGAAACTAAAAGGGAGGTATTAATACTCTCCTTTCTCCTTTCTCCTTTCTCCTTGTTCCGAGTGTCACGCGTGATGTCACGCCCCATGTCACGCCCCATGTCACGCGTGACATGGGGCGTGACGGGCTGTTCGGACTTTCGCGCGCGCTCGCGGGCTTTTCTCGCCCTCGCGGCTGCCCGTTTTGACTCGGTTCGCTCCTGGATGTCACGCCACGAGTCGTTCCATTTCACCCACGATGTCACGCTCACAGAGTCGTCATTTTTTTCGACAAGACCGTGACTGTCACACGTGATCACGCGTGACATTGCGTCGGGGATGCCGAGGCGGTAGAGGGCAACCTCGAGGGGGATGACGCCGTCGGTTTCGGGGTGGCCTGCGCACCAGGCGAGGGCGCGCACGTACAACAGCTCGGCGTCGGGGCCGGCGGCGATAATGGCGGGGTCGTCGTAGTAGTCGGCTGCGAGCGCAGCGTAGCGGCCTGGTCGCTTGAAGCCTGTGCGGGGCATTATGCTTCGTCCTTCCTTGGTGGCTGCGTGTAGTAGGTGATGTCCGTGACGGCTTGGTATCCCTGTAGGGCTGTGTCGATGGTGAGGACGCGCGCCGACAGTGGGAGGCTGGTGATTGCCTTGGCGAGCTGATCGGGGCTGATGCCGAACGCCGCGTTGAATCGGACGCGCTCATGGTCGATCTTCCGGGGCATTACTGGGCCTCCCACGGCATTACAGTGGTGTAGTAGATAGCGACGCGGCGCTTCGGAATCAGCCCGTCGTGTTCGGTGATACGCATTTCGACGATGTCTGAGTAGATGGGCATTTCGTCGAGCATCCGTTGTATGACTTCCGGGAGGATCGGTTTGTCGTCGGTGAGGGTGACCGTCGCATACATGGTCGGCTTGCGCTTGCGGGGCATGGTCAGGCCTCCTCCTCGGCGGGTTCGCGGTAGTCGATGACGAGGCGCCGGGGCCCCGTCATCGTGGGGATGTGCTCTACGCGGGCGTCATCGATGAGGGCGCCGAGTCTGAGCTGCGAAAGCAGAGCGATCACGGCGCCAGCGGGGACGCCGTTGGGGGGAAAGAATGTCGCGGTGAACTGGCCGCGTGAGTAACGTTCCATTTTATCGGACTCCTGTTCTCGAATTATGAGGGTAACCGCATGGGTACCCTTGGGGGTTTTATCGGTGGCGCGGGCGAAGGTCACGAGGGGCAGGTGGGTATGATCGTCGTCGTCCCACACGCGCGCGTCCACGAGCCCGTCGACAATCGCCTTCACGGTGGGCGCGGCGTTGGTGGGGTCGGCGCGCCCCTTGGTGGGGTAGCCGATCACGGCTGTGACGACGCACGGGCCGAGGCGTCGGCCTGCCAGGCCGTGGATGCGGGCCTCACTGGCCGCGTAGGCGCGGAGCATCTTGGTTCGGCGCATCCGCGTCGACCAGTGGAGCCGCTGGTTCGCGGTCAGCCATAGGTTCGGGGGCACCTGGATCATGAGAGTGTGCCGTGTCATTGCTGGTACACCCGCTTCATTCCGGTCGCGACGGCGTGGGCGGCCTGCAGGGGCACGGTCCCCGAGTACAGGAGGGCCATACGCTGGTCGTGGGTTAGGGGCAGGCTCGGCGTGGACACGTACCCTACTGGGAGGCCCATCATCCACTCGACGAAGCCGAGGGACAGGCCCCCCGCGCCGGTGGTGGCGGTGGGCAGCGTGTACAGGGGATACGGATACCGTTCCCCCGTGACCTTCTCCCAGTGTTCGAGTGCGCGACTGTCGGCCTGGCCCTCCAGGTCGGCGATCGACCACCTGTACGCGGTCACGTCGAGGTGCGTGTTGTAGGCGTCCGGTGTGGGCCACATGGTGCCTGTCCATGGGGTGGCGTCCAGGTACGCCGCGTTGATGCCCGGCGCCTGGCAGTCGCCGCGGACGCCGATCACGTACACGCGCGGACGCCGGTGAGGGGCGCCCACGTCAGCTGCGCGCATGGTCTGCCACGCCGCACGGTAGCCGCGGCTGCGCAGGTGCGCGCAGACGGGCACGGCTTCACCGCGGCGGCTCGCGGTCTCGACGATGACGACCGGCGGCTTGTAGCCCGCGCCGATCAGCGCCCCGGCGGACACCGGCCCGGCGTCGTACCGGTTGACGGTGAGCACGTCCACCATCGGGGGAATCCTCTCGGAGAGGTCGCAGGCGATCGCGTGCGGGTGGTGGAACCGCATCACCGCGCGCCCGGGGCAGTCAGCGGCCTGACCGGGGTGAGCGTGCCACGCGAGGGACGCGCCGCCCAACGCGGCGGCCACGCCGATAGGGAGGCCGCCGTAGCCGGGGTTAATCGCCCCGATGGTTAGCTCGGTGTTCATCGCTCACCCCTGGCCTTTGGCGCGTCGTCAGCGGTGACCAAGCGGATGATCTTGATGAGCATGGGGTTGTGCTCGCCGACTGGGAAAACGACCAGGTTTCCCACAGATGCGTTACGCCTGTAACCACAACAGCCCGTCACCCAATAGCTGGGATTGTTGACTTCGACGGTAAGCTCGCCGCCCACGTTGCTGACGGTCACGCCGAGCCCCCACGCTCGTAGGGCTTTGGTGTCGGCCTTGGGGTCGCCGGTGAGCCTGTATGCGTTGTAATTCACGCGAGGTCCTCCTCGCTGATCGGCGCGCCCGGGTGCGTGTACCAGGCGCGGAAGTCGGTCGCCGTGCGGTTCGAGACGCGCATCCGGCCAGGCGAGGCGACGATCATGTCGCCCTCCATGGCCCACACGGCGGTGCCGGGGCCGGTCAGGAAGACCGTGCCCTCGCTGTCGGTGGCGATCGCCTTGCGGGCGAGCTTCGCGATCGCGGACGCGTTGTCGCGGGTGAGGCGGACGGCGCGCACCATGACGCGCTCCTGGTAGGTACGCACGCCGTCAAGACCGGCGAGCGGGTCAAATGTGGGCATTCTCTGCCTCCTTAGCTGTGTGAATTAGTGTGTGAACCGCGAGCGCGGCTTGCTGTGGTACGACGCCGTTGCCGAGGAGTCGTAGCTGGTGTTCGCGGCTTAGGCCCAGGTCGGGGCTGGTGACGTGGCCGTCTGGGAGTCCCATGAGCCATTCGACGAAGCGGGCGGATAGTTGGGGTTTGCCGCCTGGGCGTCGGGGTGGGTTGGTTGGGGGTGGTGCTTGTCGGCCTGTGGTGTGTTCCCAGCGTGCGATTGCGGGGGCGTATGGGCCGTAGATGGGGGTGAGGCCGGTTGCGACTTCGTGGAGGTTTGGGCCGTATCCGGGGGAGGATCGGGGGGCGTAGGTTGCTTGCGGGGTGGGGAGTAGCTGCACGGCCTGGGTGAGGCTGTGGCCTGTGCCCTCCTGGTGGCGGCCCGCCTTGTGATCGGACGCGGTGGGGGTGGGGATCAGGGCAAAGCTGTCACTTGGTCCTGTAGGCTCACTGTGTGGCCGCCGGCTCGGCGTTTGTCCGGGTGCTGCGGTCCCCCGCATGTCCCAAGGTTGGCCGTGGGGGTGGCCAATAAGGAAGAATCGGGCGCGTTGGTGGGGTGCGCCTGCGTCGGACGCGCGTACAACTGCCCAGCGACAGTCATACCCGAGGGTGGCCAGGTCTCCTGCCACACGTCCGGCTGCCCTGAGAGCAGGTCGAGCTGCTCGGTCGCCCAGCATTGCCGGTTTGGATTCCACCGGGCTATAGGCTCTTGCACTGAGTGCTCCTTGCACGTTTTCCCACACGACGAGGCGGGGTCTGATGGTTTCGACGGCGGCGGCCATGGATTCCCACAGGCCCGAGCGGGTGCCTGTGGCCATGCCTGCGCGTTTGCCTGCGAGGCTTAGGTCTTGGCATGGGCTGCCGCCGCATATGACGTCGACGGGCTCCACGTCCGCCCAGTTGATCTGGGTGATGTCGCCTAGGTTCGGGGTGTCGGGCCACCTGACGGCGGCCAGCTTGCAGGGTCCGGGTTCAACGTCGCTTGTCCACGCGACCCGCGCGTCTGGGTCCAGGGCCATGGCAACGCCCATGTCAAGGCCGCCGTAGCCGGTGAAAAGCGAGCCGATGGTGGTCATGGCCGGTTGCTTTCGTCGAGGGCGTCGATGTCGTCGCGGATGTTCGACGAGTGAGTGTTGCTGACGTAGTCGGGGGCCGTGTTGACGGTGGCGCCGGTGCGCATCGGTGCCGCGAGGCGTTCGGCGGCGTCCTGTATCGCGGCTATGGCGATCGCGTCGCGCAGCCGTGCGGCGGCCTCCGCGTATGGGCTCTTGTGGGGGTATTCGGGGATCATGCTGCGTCACCGCCCAGTCCGAACAGGTCGAGGGGTGCTTCGATGCCGTTCTTGAAGCGTTCCTTGATGAGGGGAATGTACCTGTCGTCGAGTTCGCAGCCGACGGCGCGCACGTTCTCCATGGCTGCCGCCTGCAGTGTGGTTCCCGATCCGGCGAAGGGTTCGAGGATCAGCGAGCCGGGCCTCACCACGAGCCGGATGAGGTACCTCATGAGCTCCAACGGTTTCACGGTGACGTGCTGTACCCCCCCCACGACGGGGCGCTCAGTCTTGGGGGCCTTGGGCTGGTACCGGAACACGGGCCACACGTGGTCGGGGGCGCCCTGTTCTACGGCGGCGGCCATGGCCTGCTCCCCCATGAGGAGGTTCGGCGGATACGAGCCGCCCACCTGTTCGCCTGCTCTCTTGATGTTGAGCGCGCCGACGCCGTGCTTGACAACGTTAACGGTCGTGGACCCTCCTTCCACCGGGCGGCGGGCGACGACGATCGGCTCCCAGGCAGGTTTGAGTCCGAGACCCCACCCGGCCCATTCTTTAGCCTCGTCGCGGATGGGTTCGCCCGCGTTTTCCACACTTCGCGAGGCCATGCTGGTCGCGGTTCCTGTCGTGTCGATGGCGCGAACATCCCGACCCTTGCGGGCGTTGAGCACATTCGACGTGTGCTGATCGTTAATTAGCTCGGTGACCCAAGCGGGGATCTTCGCTTCCCCGAGTAGTGGGAGAAGCGCATCCCAATGGGCGCGAGTCGGGATCGCAGGCTGTTTCGCCTGCGTGAGATAGTGCGACCCCATGAACGAGTTGGTCGCGTGGTTGATCTGCTTGCTTGTGATTCCAGTCGACCGAAGCCACGACGTGAACCGCAGGAGCGTTTCGCGGGTCTGCAGAGCGCCGCGGTCAATCGACGCGGCTATATCCGCTCCCGCTGGCTTGCCGTCTGCGCGTATCCAGGCCATGGCGTCGCGGACCTCGAAGCCTGCGTCCTCTAGGCCGCTCGTGAGCCGGTGGTAGGTGCGCGTCGCACTGAACGCGAGCAGGTGCCCGCCGGGCTTGAGGACGCGCAGCGCCTCCTCACCCCATGACTGCGCCCACGCCTGGAAACCATGCGGGGTCGCCGTGTCCCACTTCTCGCCTTTGAAGCTAATCCCGTAAGGCGGGTCGGTGATGACGGCCTCGAAATGCTGGTCGGGATACGTGCGCATGATGTCTCGGCAGTCGCCATAGTGGAGGGTGATTCCGTCGTACAGGTCGATGGCTGTCACGCGGCGCCCCCGTTCGGGTCGGTGTCGTAGTCGAAGATGGGGGCCTGCTGGTCGTCGTCGATGATCTCGGCCTCGGCTTCGGGCGCCGGTTCGGGCGCGGGCTGCGCGCGGTTGCTGTTGTAGATGGCGAGGAGCTCCTGGTGGAGGGTTGCGGCTTGTTCGTCGTTCAGGGCGGTGACGGCGACGATCTGGCCGAGGCAGCGCTTACACAGGGCGGCGAACGCATCCTGAGTGAAGCTGAGGGTTTGGAGGCCCTTTGCGACGCTTGCCTGTGCGGGTGTGAGGGGCTTGTCGAGGGGGGCGGGCTGTGCGGGGGCCGCCGCGGGCCTCGGCTTCGCCGCCGGCGGCTTGGGCTTGGCGGGTGCGGGCGCATCGTCGATGACTTCGGCCTCGATTACCTCACCCGTGTCGGTGATCGTGGCCCCGAAGTCCTCGGGACTGTAGATTATGCCCATGAGCGCCTCGGACGCGCCCTGACGGGCAACCTCGGTAATTGCGCGGGCGCGCAGCATCTGCGTGGGGTACTGCGACCATGGGCCGCGCTGGCCCCACAGGCCAGCCTTCACGGCCTTGTCCTTATCCCAGGTGACGGTGAACTCGAACTTCTTGTCGTCGGCGCGGATGAGCGTCGCCGTCACAGACTCGGGGCTGTTTTCGACGATGCGCAGGGTGTGGCCTGCGCGGCGGATGACGGCGGCCATGAGGTCCGAGGACAGGGTCGCGCGACCGTTAATGACGGCGATTGACGCGAGGGCCTGCAGGGGTTCGAGGCCGAGCGCTGCGCCGGTTTCGGCGGCGACGAACGCATTCGCCGCGTTGCCCCTGTAGGCAGTGGGCAGGATCGTCGAGGGCGCGAGGCGCGCAATGTAGTCGGCGCGCTCCTGCAGGCCCGCCGCGATGTATGAGAAGCCGGGGGTGGGGGCGGGCGCGATCGCCTGCGTGGTGGTGGTTTTCGCGGCGGTCTTGCCGCGCGGCTTAGCCGTGACTTCGGTGGATGCCATGAGTGGTTCCTTTCAGTAGGAGCGGCGGGGGTTCAGTCCTGGCCCTTTCGGCGTCGCACGGCCCGGCGGCGGCGCTTCACTTCGTCAGGGTTCCAGGACAGCCAGATCAGATAGCGCCCGTCCTTGTCCTTGCGGGCGTCCACGCACCAGTAGGAGCCGCTCTCGTTGAGGCGGTGAACGTAGCCTCGCAGAGTGTTCAGTTGCTGGCGGGTCCAGGTCGGCGCGTCGTGAGCGTCGTTGACGAGCAGGAAGGTCCGCCCGTTCGCGGCTTGAATCTGACGGCGTTCGTCGGCGGTGACAACGCGCTCGAACAGGGGCGTGTGAAGCCCGAGCGTGTCCTTGCAGAGGACGTTTGACGGTTGGATCGTCATTCTGCCTCGCCTCCCGGCCTTTCTTCGCGGCCCAGGACGGCGCTGCCAATGGCGATGCCGGCGGCGAGGGGGATGAGGGCGAGGAGCCCGGCGGCGAAGTTCCGCTCGTAGGCGGCCAGCAGCATGGCGAGGACGCCATAGGTGGAGGAGAGGGCACCGATCAGGTGGTAGATGGTCGCGGCGGTTTTCGAGTAGGCGGGTACGTGTCGCATGGTGGTTTTTTCCTTTGGTGGTTAGGGGTGGTGGGGGCCGCCGGGCTGCCAGCGGGTGGCGGCCCCCACACGGGCGGGGTTAGGCGACGGGCGGCGTCATCGCGGCGCGCTGCCTTGCGCGGGATTCGTGCGCGTCATTGGCGTCGATCAGCCTGCAGATTTCGTCGATGATTCCCGTCATCGTCTCGATCTCACGGCTAAGCACTTGCACCGCTGCGCGGGTAGCCAGGCTGGTGTGGAGGAGGTCCCTGGCTTTCTGGCGGTCGACCTCGGCGGCGCTTCTTTCCTGGTCCAGGAAGGCGCGCAGCCAGGTCAGGTCGTCGAGGGTGAGTTCCAGCGGGATCAGGCGGTCGTCGGTCATTGTCCGTCGCCTCCCAGGCGGCGGCTGATGGTGTAGCCGGCGGCGGCGATCAGCACGCCGAGGGCGAGTGAGCCGAGGGCGACGGTGATGCCGTCGAGGGTGGCGCCGGTCTTGGCGAGGCGCTCCGTCGGTGCGGGGGCGGGCTGCGGGTCGGCCTTGGGTTCGGGCTTCGGTGTGGCGGGCGCGGGTACGGGCACGGGCTCGGTCGTCACGTTCGGCTCCGGCGTGGGGGTGGGGGTCGGCGTGGACTGAGGTTCGTCAGAGGGCTTGGGCGCGGGCGTCGTCGGCGTCGGTTCCGGCTTCGGGTCAGTTGCCGGGGTGGTGGGCGTCGGTTCGGGCGTGGGCTTCGTAGACGGCGCCGGGGTCGGGGTCGGGGCGGGCTTCACCGACCCGTCACCGTCGGTGCCGCCGTTAGACTTCACAGAGGCCGTCGCCTCGAGCTTCAGGCCGTTGACCTCCGCGTGGTTTGTCACCGAGGTTTGCCCCTCGGGGACAGGCATCTGCTCGGGGGGATAGACGATGCAGGTCTTGACCCCGGCAGGGGCCGTGAACGCAATCGTGTGGGCGTCGACCTGGGTGGCTTCGATGAGCTCAGTAGTGGCAGGGTCCCACGTTGGGCCCTTGGCGCAGCGCACGGCGGTGTTTAGACGCGTGTCGAAATCCTTCACTGTGTAGTGAACGCCGCCCTCGGCAATCCACTTGATGCCCCACCCGACGGTGCCGTTCGAGTTCGTCCAGCCGAACTTGAGGTTGGACGGTTCGGCGTACTCGTAGTGCGCGGGCCCGTCGCAGTCGTTCGTGCAGGTGCCTTCTCCGTTCGTGTCGCCCCACACGAGGGTGCGGACGGTTTCACCGTTCAGGGTGATCGTCCCCTCGGACGTGCCGACAGCGGCGTTCTGGAGGCGGGCGCGAGCCCACCACGTTCCGGTGACGTTCGTCTTGTCGGCGTATGTGGCAGGCACGTCAGTCACCGTGCATGTGAGGGTGGCTTGATCGGCGACGCATTCCCCAATGGCTGTGCCGTCGTCGAGCGTGAAGGGAAACGATGCGTTCCAGGTGAACGGCGCGCCCCCGTTGGCCGGAACGGTCGAGACCGTGAACGACTGCCCGACTTCGAGCCTCTCAGTAGCCCAGGTGCCGCCGACGTTGACCTCACTCGAGGTCTGACGGGAGGCGCTGGTGGCCTTGGTGACCTGCGCGGTGATCGGGGTGGGGCCGGTGGGGGCCGCGAGCGCGGGGGCCGCGGCGGCTGCGACGGCGAGGCCCATTGTGAGGCCGAGGCCGGCGAGCGTGTACTTGGTGGTGTTGGTGTTCATCGTTATTTCAGTCCGTTTCGTTGTCGAGGGTGAGGTCAAGGGCGTTGATGCGGGCCTCCTGAATGAGGCGGCGCACCTTCTTGTCGGTGCAGGGGCGGGAGGGGTGCTTGATCCACCAGGTGGTGGAGTGGAGCCATTCGACGGTTGCGAGGGTCACGGGCGGGCCTCCTCGTCCTGGTTGGTGGCTTCGGCGGCGTCGGCCTGTGCGGCGTATTCGGCGAGGGCCTTGTCGAAGAGGGCGTTCATGACTTCGTCGGGGTGGAGGGCTACCATGAGGCCGGCGATGGTCAGGTCGCGGATGCAGTCGGGCATGAGGGCCCAGGCGAGGCGGTGGTGGAGGCCGTGGAGGCCGTGGTGGCCGTGGACGAGCTGGTTGATGTCGTCCTTGTACTTGGCGGGGATGAGCATTTCGGCGGTCACTTCGCGGCCTCCTGGTCTTTGTCGATGAGGTCCACCAGGTTGCTGAATTCGTCGCCGAGGATGAGGAGGGCCCGTTTGACGTGTTCGCGGGCCTCGGGGGCAGCCGCTGTCATGTCGATGATTCGCACTGCGTCACTGATGCGGGTCTGCTCGCGGATGAGCGCGCCGCTGATGATGAGTTCTTGACGCTTGGTGAGCGTGTTACCGTTGATCTGCACGATCTTTGTCCTTTCATGTGGGGTCGTGCGTGGGTCTCGGACGGTGGCAGCCGTCCGTGGCCCGTCTTTTCTTGGTGTGGTTACGCGGCCTTGCGGGCTGCGCGTGTGGCGGCGGCCTTGCGGGCTGCCTGGCTTCGGGGGCTTCGGGCGGTGATCCTGCCTTCGCCGGCGGCGGCGTGCTGGGCTTGGTAGGCGGCGAGCGCGTCGGCGGGGATGCGCCACCCGGCCCGGCCTTTCTCGTTCCACGCGGCGATCTGTCCGTCGCGGATGCGACGGCGGACGGCGGCGGGGGAGAGCCTGAGCATGTCGGCGGCCTCCGCGAGGGTGAGGACCTGGATCACGCGGCCTCCTCTGTTCGGGTTTCGACGTCGGCCATGAATCGGCTCGGCGTCTCGTAGCCGAGGGCGGCGCTGATGGTGGTGATTTCGCCAAGCGTGAAGTCGCTCTCGCCTGAGAGTTTGCGTGCAAGCGTTGTTCGGGAAAGCCCGACCTGCTTGGCGAAGGCGCGGACCGAGACCCCGTCGCTGTTGATCCGCGCGTTCAGGGCAGTTTGCACTGCGTTCAAGGGCGTTCCTCCTTTCTGGGGTGGCCCATTTGTGGGCCGCATGGGAGTAACCATAGTGGCCCAAAAGTGGGCCAGTCAAGTCGAAACGCGAAAATTACGGGCACAATGTCCCTACCAGGTGGCCCGTTTCTGGGTCATAATGGGGCGCATGAGTAGTGTCACAGCATTTGAGCCCCACGACTTCGAGCAGGCCGTCGCCGCCGCCCTTCGGGCCGAAATGTGCCGTCAAGGCGTTTCGCAGCGCACGCTTTCAACTCGGTCGGGAGTGTCGCGCTCGCGGCTGATGCGAGTTCTAGCCGAGGAGGGGCAGACCGCGCCGATGACGGTCACGGTGCTAGAGGCCTTGTGTCGCGCGCTCGGGGTGTCGATGACGCGCATACTCGCCGATGCTGAAGCCATGCTTGCCACCGGGCGGGCATAAAAGCAGACCCCACCAGGACGTTACACTGGTGGGGTCTCGCGCTTTTAGGACGCCCGTGCGCGCGGGCAAGCCCCGGAGCCTTCCGGGTGTCAATATGTAGGCGCTTAGGCGAGCATATCACGGCGGTCCACTAGTGGGCCAGGTGAGAGGCAAAAAGCCGCCGCCCCTGCACTGACTTTCCCGATCAGTTGCAAGGGCGGCGGGGTTTGCGCATGTGAGGCCAGCGCAGGTGGCCGGGCCTCTCGCGTCGGGGCGCGGTTTGCCCAATAATGGCCCCGGTCATTTGTGCATGAAAGCAGAGGCCCGACCGGGGATCTGTTGCCCCTATTCTACCTCGGCGCGCCCACATCTGCGTACAGGAAAGCCGCCCCTATACCGTGAGAGACCCGGTCAGGGCATGGGGGCGGGGTCTGCGCATTGGCGCCCGCGCATGGGCCGGGGCCGCGCGGCGAACCGCGCCACCCCTAAGCGGCCAGGTCGCGCCCCGCGTCGGGCCGGGGCCTGCAGTGCCTAACAATGAGAGAGAACCGCGCAACTCCCCGAAGGGGCCGCGCGATCGGTTAGCTCAATTCTACACCCAGCCGCCCACACCTGCGTCCAGACACCCCCCACACGCGCGAAGGTGTCAAGACAATAGCCCGCGAGCGCGAGGGCACCCTATGCGCGATTTAGGTGCGTGTCACGTGACACGCGCGCAACGTCACGCAAGGGCGTTTTAGACCCATTCAAGGCCGGTCAGAAATGCCGACTTTTCGGCGGAAAATCAAGACCTTTCCCAGCCCTCACACCGCAAACACCGAAACACCCTGCGGGGGGTTCGATTCCCCCCATCTCCACAACAAAAACCGCGTGATTCTGCGGTAAAATGAGGGTGCTAAAACAGCGTGACACGCTTGCGTGACACGCACGCTAATTTAGCGGAGTACAATCAAGATCAAGCAAGACCCCTCAAAATCAAGCAAGGCGGCGCAACATGGCATCTGTCAAGGCAGTAAAGCACCGTGACGGCACCGTCGTCTACCGCGTCCGCTACCGTGTCGGCGGGAAGAATCCCGTGTCCGAGACCTTCACGGATGCCGCGACCGCGCAGCGCTTCGCCGACCTCGTCGACCGCGTCGGAGGGGCCGCCGCCCGCGAAATGCGCAGCCTCGACGACCTCGCAGCCGCCGACACGCCCACCGTCGCCGCGGCCTGCGAACACCACCTCGAGGCCCTCGCCGCGTCGGCGACGCCCGGCACGATTAGTCGCTATCGCCAGATCGTGCGCGATCGGATCGAGCCGCACCTCGGGCTCATCCCCGTCGACATGCTCACCCGTCACGCGGTCACGAAGTGGGTCGCCGACATGAGGCGGACGCCCGTCGCGCGCGGAGTCACCGCCGGCAGCCCCCCGTCGGCAAAGACCATCCGCAACGCCCAAGCCCTCCTATCCGCTGCGCTGCAACGCCTCGTCAACGAAGACGTGATCCCCCGCAACGTCGCTAAGGGCGTGCCCCTGCCCAAGGACTCGACCGTGCGTGAGATGCGCTTCCTCACGCCAGACGAGTACTCGCGCCTACACGCCTGCATCCCCGCCGACTATCAGCCCCTCGTTGCGGCCATGTACGGCCTCGGACTGCGCTTCGGCGAGGCAACCGCCCTCACGGTCGCCGACGTCGACCTCGACGTCGCCCAGCCCGTCGTCCGCGTGAACAAGGCCTGGAAGATGGGAGAGGGCGGCGCCCCCTACCTCGGGGCCCCGAAAACCAAGCGCGCCCGCCGCACGGTCACCATCCCGGCGCCGCTGGTCCCTGAGCTGCGCGCCGCGCTCGCGGGTAAGTCGGCGGATGAGTTGGTGTTCACGGCGCGCCGGGGCGGGCCGATCACGTCGGGGCCGTTTCACGCGCACGTCTGGCAGCCGGCGTGTGATGCGGCGGGCCTGTCGCCGCGCCCGCGCGTGCATGATCTGCGCCATTCCCATGCGTCGGCGCTGATCGCCGCCGGCGTCCCCCTGCCCGTTGTCCAGCGGCGCATGGGCCACGAGTCGGCCCAGACGACGGTGGATGTGTACGGGCACCTCGCGCCAGACGCATACGCGGGCGCGGCTGAGGCTATGAGTGTGGCCATGGGTGGGGCCACACCTCAAATCGGGATGTGAGACACGTCTCTATAGCCCGGCTTGCGTTATAGCACGCGCGCGGGCTATAGTTGAGGCATCGGGAGGGAACAAGCCCCCCGAACCTCAACGAAGGAGAAACAGAAATGACCACCACGACTTGGACCCAGGCGGAGCGCTTCGACGGCGAAGGCGCCCTCATCGCCGCCGACCTCGACAACGGCGCCCGCGCCGTCATCTACGGCGAATACCAGGACGAAATCAAGATCAGCCTCCTGATCTTCGACGACGCCCTCCCGGGCGGGAGCGCCTCGACCGAGCGCACCGCGGAATGGCCCCTGGTCGAGCGGTACATCCCCCGCTCGGAGTGGCCCGTCGAAATCTGGGGCGGCTACCGTGGCCGCGGCGAACGCACCCCCGCCCCCGAGGTCGCCGCCGCCGTCGCCCAGTACGTCGCCGAGACGAACGCCGAGCTGGCCGAGGGCTGACCAACACCCAAGGCCCCCGCGCCCGAAACCGACGGCGCGGGGGCCAATCCATAGGAGGAGAATTGACCGAACTGTTGACCCCCGTCGGCCTGCGCTGTCGGCGCAAGGCCCTAGGGCTCACCCGCGCCGAACTCGGCGCCCTCATCGAAGCCCCTGAGAGCGCTATCCGCTCCTGGGAGATCGGCAAGGGCGCGCCGCGTGACCCGCTCAGCGTCCATATGCTGCTCGGCAGCCTGGAGGACGCCGCCCTCGACTGCGTCGACGAGCTAACAAGCCCCGCCGACGACGAGAACGAGGACGTGTTGGTCATCCCCACTGCGCTGATCGCCTACGTTGACCAATCCGCATACGAGCAGGGCTGCGAGTGGGCCGCCCGGCTCCCGCTGTCGACGTACCAGGCGTGCGTTGGCCGTGCCTTCGCGCTCCTGTCTGATCAGGGCATTCCCGTCGAAATCATCACCCGCACAAGCTGAGGAGGATCAATGACAATCGAGTACCTGGGCGCCGCCGACTTCGCCGCCCGCGCCGGGCTGGCCACGGCGACGATCCGTTCGTACATGCGCAAGGGCCTGACCCCGCCCGCCGATGTCATCATCACGACCCCGTCAGGGCCGCTTCGCGGCTGGTCGCCCAAGACAATCGACGGGTGGCTCGCCTCGAGGCCCGGCCAGGGATCCCGCAGCGATCTACGCAAGTAGTGCAGATCACATTCAATTCCACTTGCGCTATAGCCCGTGCGCGGGCTATAGTTAAGTCATCGGGAGGGAACAAGCCCCCCGACACTCAACGAAGGAGATCAGAAATGTCCACCGTCACCTACGTCACCGACGATAACAGCCCCCTCACCCCGAACGCTTCCCTGGTCCTCAGCCGTATGGGGGACGACGCCGAGGAGGCGTGGCTGCGCAAGAACTTCGACGGCCTGTGGGACGACGAGGAAGGCCGCGAATTCGCCGACGCTCTACTCGAAGGCTTCGGGGAAGCCGGCGGCAGCGAATACAGCGAGGCGGTCGAGGTTCTCGAATCGTGCATGACGGTTCGCACCATCGAGGTTGACTACAACGACGACGACCTGCCCGCCGACAAGATGCAGGCCCTGCGCGACGAGTGCGCCGCCGTGAACCTCGATCCCGGCGCCGCCGATGTTGGCGAGATTCTGTCGGTCCTCGCCGACATCGATGACGAGATCATCGACCGCCTCGGCCTCTGACAGACAAGCGAAGGCCCCGGCCCTACAAGGGGTCGGGGCCTTCCCACACCAGGAGACACACCATGAAGCAGAAAGTCGACGGCACGATGAGCGCCACCGAAGCCCGCGAGCGCGGGTACCTGCCTACCTCTGAGGTGCCCGCCCTGATCGGCGTTAAGCGCGACCCGCGTGAGCTCGGTAAGACGATGCGCCGTGAGGGGCTTCGCCCGGTGCGCGTGGGTCACGCCTACTGGTGGAGTGCCGCCGCCGTTGAGGCGTGGGCTGCGCAGCGGCGCTGGATACGATCGCCGGGCTCGCCAGCCGACCCGTGCTCGGCCCCCGGCTGCGAACGCGACGCGATCTCGCACGGACTTTGCCTCAAGCATTACAGGCGGGCGCGCGGAAAGCACGCCGATGAGCCCGCGCCCCGCGTCGGGGAGCCGGTCGGGGCTGGTGTGTATGGGCGCATCGGTGAGGATGCTGAGGGACGTCTCATCTGCCACGAGTGCGGCGGCGCCTTCCTCAGCCTCGCCGCTCACGTGTACCTAGCGCACGGCATGACTGCTGATGAGTACCGCGAGGTGTACGAGCTGTCACGTGCGACAAAGCTGACTGCGGTCCGCGTGCGTGAGCGTATCGGTCGTAGTTCTGCCCGCCCTGAGAATCTTGCGCGGCTTGCTAGGGTTCGTGACCCACAAGCCGCTGCTCTCGCTCGTACCGACGAGACTTTCAAGGCCGTGAGTCGTGCGCAGCGGGTGCGGCTTTCGGGTGAATGAGAGAAGGGCCCCCACCGTCCCGTTTCCGGGCGGTGGGGGCTTCGTCGTGGGGTCAGGGGTGGACGGTAGAGGGGGTGGAGGCCATGAGGCCGCCCGCGCCCTTCCCTAGCGCCGTCTGCGCCTGCGACGTCGACGTGATGATGTGGGCGATCGTCGGTTTGCCGGTGGCGGTGAGCTGCTGCCACGCGGTGGCGGGGGCGCTCCATTCCATGCCGAGCACGTCCCAGCGGCTGGTGTCAGCGGTGGCGAGCTCGTTTGGGTAGAGCATGCACATGGTGCGGTAGCCCCGGGCTTTGGCGCGTTCGACTGACCCGGCGTTGATGAAGTGCTTCCAGAGGACGCGGCGTTCGGGGTGGCCGGCGAAGGCGTCGTCGAGGAGCGTGTACAGGTCGAGCTCAGACTGTAGGTCAGAGCTGTTCGCGTCTGGCTTCGCGGAGGTCGCCTTGTGGTCGACGGCGAGGACCACGTCGTCGGGTAGCTGCTCGAGTAGGTCGGTGAACCTCATGAGCGGCCCGGCGCCCTGGCGTAGGGTTTTCAGGGTGTCCCAGGGCGTGGACCAGATCGGGTGCTTCGTGCCGGGCACGGTCCGCTCGGTGGTCCAGTCGTGAATCATGACGTACTCGCCCGACGCGCACCGGCGTAGGGAGACCTCGAGGGCCTTGAAGCCCGCGCGCAGGGAAGCATCAAGGCCGGCCTGCGTGAACTCGGGGTACTCGGTACCAGCGAGCCGATGGGAGATGTAGAACGGCCTGCCCGTGAGGAACTCGGCGACCAGGTCACGCGCCGCGGCGTCGGGCGCCGTCGGGCTGGGTCGCAGGGGGATGTCCCCGCCGGCCCGGCGTCGGCGGTACAGGCGGCCCGTCACGTCCCCGCCGTCGCGGCGGCGGACGCGCAGCACGCGATCCGTCGGCTGCGCGTTTTCGGCGGCGTCACGCATTGGGGATCACCACCTGCACGCCGGCCCCGTTCGCGGTCTGTGTGTTCGGGTAGGTGACGGTGAGGTCGCCTGCCTGCGCGGTGCGGCGCGCGGCAAGCACGGTCTGGAGGTTGGTGCCCTCCTGTGCCGCGAATTCGAGGCGCTCCCAGCCGGCGTTGAGGCCGATCTGGTCGGCGGTTTCGGGCGCCGTCGTGCGCTCGAATGTGAAGCCGATCGTCAGGCCGGTGGTCGCGGGCACCTCGGGGGCCGTGCAGGTGCCCGTCTCGGTGGGTTCGGCCTGGCGTTTCTTCACCTGGCCGACGACGGGCGTGCCGCCGCCGCGGGTGGTGACGGCTGCCCAGGCGGCCTCGACAGGCTGCGACGTGCGCACGGTCAGCTCCGGCGCCCAGGGGCCAACCGCGACCGTGAACCTCATCGTGCCGATCCAGTACGGCTCGACGAGCGTCTCAAAGCCCGTGGGGAAGGCGAAGGTCTGCCCGTTGACGGCCTTCGTGTTGGCGGAGATCACCGTGCGATCACCCGCCTGACCGTCAGTGCGGACGGCGATCGCGTCGCCGACGTGCTGGCCCGCCGCGTGGCTAACCAGGGTCGGGCCCGCCGCCGGGTTCGGGCGGGTTTCCCCGTGGTCATCGTGGCCGGGCGCGTCGGCCTGCTCGGTAAGGAGATACACGGTCCCGTCAGGAAGCGCTTCGGCTTCGGCGCGGCTGTTGACGATCTTGATGTCTGCGAGGATCAGGGGCTTTCCCTGCTCGTCGACGAGGGGCGTCCCGCCGGGCGCGGGGGCCGGGGAGTCACCGGTGCCGGGCGCGGGGGCGGTGAGGATATCGCCGAGGGTCAGCGTCTGCCCGTCGGTGAGGGTAACGTCGCGTTCGGCGAGGAGGCCGGCCGGTGAGGCGACGGACACGACGTAACGGCCGGCCCGTAGTTCGGCGGCAATGTGGCCGTCGTCGCCCGCGCTGTTGACGGTGCCGGGGACGATGAGGTCCCCTTCCGGTGTGCGCGTCGGGTTTGGGTTGGGGGTGGCGGTGATGGTGACGGTGACGGGCTGGCCGGTAGGGTCCTTTACGTGGCCCTTGATGGTGGCAGGCATGGATCCTCACTGTGTAGCTGTGGGTGCAGGGGTGGCCCGCCGCCCGCGCCGCGAGCCTCACGGGTCGTCGCGGCGCGGGGGCGGGGGTTACTTTTCGACACGGGCTTCTAGCGCCTCGATGCGCTCATAGATCGCTAGGTGGGCATCATGAGCGTGGGTGTCGATAATGCGCTGTGCGGCCTCCCGCGCGGTGCGCTCGTCGTGTATTTCGGCGGCCATACGCCCGCCGCGATCATCGATGCGGTCAAGCCGGCCTTTCATGTCCGCCAGGCTGTCGCCGTGACTGTCGAGCGTGTCGGCGACCCTATCGACCGTCTCACTGACGGCCTTCACGGTGTCACGCACGGCGTCGATGTCGTCTCGGATGTTCGACGAGTGGTCATTGCTGACCTGCGCGTCGGCGGACTGGGCGGCGGCCTTCGCCTCCTCAGCGGCGCGGGTCGCCCGCTGCAGGTGCGACTCCATGCTCGCTTTCAGGCGAGCGAAGCCGACGGCGGCGGCGCCGCCCAGACCGGCGATCAGGACGGCGACCAGACCGTTGATCGCCTCGATGACCTTAGGGTCTGAAAGGAGGTGGGTCACTGGGCACGGTCACCGCCCGAGCCACGGTTCGCGTCACGGGAGGCCAGGAAAGCGTTAAGGTTGGCGTACTTGCGCACTTCGTCCACGGTTTCGCCGCCGGGCGTGAGGGCGCCAGCCCAGTCTATGATCGAAATGCCGTTGATCTTGACGGCGGAAAGCACCTGAAAGACGCTCCACGCGATACCTAGGAACACGGACGCCTGCGCGAGGAAAAGCTGCCAGGTCGCCGGGTAGGAACCCGAGACCCAGACGGCAAGGGAGACGGCGACGGCGACGCCCGCGAGCAGCACCTTACGGCGGCGCGGCGTCCAGTACGGGCGGTCAAGCGCCGCCTGCACCACGGGCCAGATGAGGCCGACGACGACAGTCACCATGAACGGATCAGACTGTAGGCCAAGGAGGAGCTGATTCACGTCAGGCCTCCTTCTTGGTGGCGTCGATGACGCGCTGCGCAGCCGCGTCCACGTCCTCACGCACGCCCCCACGAATGGCGGCGACGGCGGCGTTGTGACGCTCCCACGCCTGGCGCACGAGCAGATTGTAAAAGTCCCACTCGACGACGCGGGCCTCGCCCAGGAGGCGCTCGTAGGCGGTGCGCTCGCCATACGTGTTGTCGATGGCGCGCGCACCGCCTACGGTCGCGTGAATGAGGGCGTATGCCCACTCGCCCCACGGGGTCTTGGTCGTGATGATGTACATGTCGTCTCCAATCAGGTCGGTGGTGGTTGCTGCGTGCGCGGGGGCCGCGCTCGCGGTTGTGGTGGTGTCGTCGGCGGCTTCGGCGGGCGGTCGCAGGACGTGGGTCCACAGGGAGCGCACGGTGTAGGGGTGCGCGTAGAAGCTGATGGTGCGGGATTCGCCGCCGGTGTCGTCGCCCTCCCCGTCGCCTTCGGCGCTGCCCATGATGTCTCCCTGGCCGTCGATCCAGAGCTCGGCAACGGTGTCGTTGCCGATGTAGGCGGCGACGTGGCCGACACCGCCCGATGCGGCCTCGGACAGGAGGAGGTCGCCGGGGTACAGGTTGTCGGCGTCGCCTCCGGTCTGTGCGTATGGGATGACGGCCCATCCGACGGCGGCGAGGCCTGCTCGCATGTCCCCCGTGTAGCTCGCCGTACCAGTCGGGAGGCCGGCGCGGCGGGCGGCGGCGAGTGTGGAGGAAGAGCAGTCGGCCTCGGCGACCGCGCCGGGCACCGGCTCGGTCAGGGTGTTGATTGACTGGCGGTTCGGCTGCGAGTAGCCGACATCGGCGACCGTGGTGTAGTAGGTCATCCAGGAGGCGAGTTCTTCGCCTTTCGTTGTCATATGTGCTCCTATCAGTAGCCGGTGGCGTGGAATGTGAACGAAACGGCGGTGGCCACGTCGCGGTCGGGGAATGTCAGGCGAAACCCGGTCGCGTTGACGATGTCGACGGCCCAGCGGGTCGGGACGTGGGCGTTCACGTCAGCGTTGACCTGCCCGTATGCGAAGGTCACGCCCACGTGGACGCAGTCGTCAGGAAATGAGACCGGGAAGTTGATAAAGGGCGTGACGCACCGTTTCGCACCGGTTATGCCCTCGTACTGGGCGAACCCGGTCCAGCGCCCATGCTGTTCGACGCGCGGCGTCTGCGCTGGCACCTGGCCATGTGCTCCTACGACCCAGTTGCCCGCCGCTGACCCATAAGTGATGATGGGGGTCAGGCGCGTGAGGTCCCACTGCCCGCGCGAAGACTTACGGCCCTCGCACTTGTGCAGGTGGTTTGACATGTCAAAGTAGATCGGGCGGGCGGCGGTGGGCGGCTGCCCCGCCGCGGCGGCGGCGTTGCAGATAGTCACCGCCTCGTCGTATGTGTCCACACGGATGATGTGGCTGATTGACCCTGCGGTCTTTGGCCAGGTGGCGAGAATGTCCTCGCCCGCCTCGGGCGTGCGGACACGGTTCCATTGCTCGACTGTCACTGTGAATCCCCTTTACTGTCTCAGGTAGGTCGCTGTGAATCGATAGTCCTTCAGGGTGGCGTATGCACTTTGGTTCGACTGGAGGGCAATGCCGATGCGCTCGCCCTCCCCACACCGGACCATGCCCGACGTGCGGATCGTCATGTACTGGTTGGGTCCGGCGGATCCGTAGGCGTAGACAGACCCGAACGCCGACGTCGGGGAGTAAACGGCCCCCTTAGCTGCGTTCGTGACTGCGAGGAGCACGGAGCCGTCCCACCCATAGGACTTGATCGCCGCCCAGGCCTCGACCTGGTACACGCCAGCCTGGGGGACCGTGACGGTCTGACCTCCATCTGAGGACGTCCAGGTGCCGCCTGTCTCGACGATCCTGCGCCCGCCCGACAGGAGCTGCAGGCGGTTCCACACTGCGCCGTTGAACACGGTCGACGAAACCTCGCCCGACGCCCAGCACAGTGTGGGCTTGTCCGCGAGCGCAGCCCAGGGCAGCTCGGAGACGAGGGTGCGACGGCCGTTGATGGTCTGCCAGTAGGCGAGGCCAGACGGTGTGAGTGCGGTGTCGTTGCCGGTGCCGTCGGTGAGCTGGATTTGCACGTTCTGGCTGGTCCGCGTCATGCTGATACGCGTCGTGGCGGGGTCTGAGTATGCCTCCGTCCAGTTGGTGAGGGTGAGGCGGATCGGCCATTGCTGGCCGGTTTCTGGCGTGGTTGGGGGCCAGGTTGCGGTGACCCTAATTTGCCTATCGTCGGTTGCTTCGAGGTCGCCGACGTTCAGTGTCAGGGTGCGGGTGGTGGCCTGGCTGGTGGAGGTGGCGATAACAGCGGCCTCGCCGCCGATCAGGTAGGACGCAGTGACGGTCGCCCCGGCGGGGGCCTGCAGGGTGAGGGTGACGCGCAGGTCGCGGACGGTCTTGCCGGTGGTGGGCGTGGATGTGGTTTCGACGTGCTCTGGGCCCCGGCGCGGGTGTTTGGAGATGTCAAAGACCGGGTGCGCGCCCTGCCAGGTGGCCCGAGTCGCGGGGGCCTGCCCGTTGACGCGCCCGACCGTGAACGCGGCCTGCCAGCGCATCACGGTGTCCCCGCGTTGCGTGTGGGTGGCGCCGACGCCGCCGAGCACGAATTCCGATCCCCTGAGCTTCGCGCCGCTGATCCACTTGCCGGTGATCCGCTCGGCGATCAGCTCGCCGGGGATGACCGCGTTCTCAGCTCGTATCTTGTCGACGACGGTGAGCGTGTCGAACGCCGCGAGCTGGGCGTAGAGGGCCTCACTCGCGACGATCTCGCGGGCGGTGACGGTGCCAGCCTTGATGCGCGAGCCATCGATGGGCGCCGTGGCGGCTTCGGCGATCTTGCGTGTGAGGTCGTCGCGGGTTTCCTCGATGGCGGCCTGAGCGCCATTCAGGGCGTTGGTGGCCTGGGCGGCGGCGTCGCGTGCCGCCTTGGCGGCCTCGCCCACGGGCACCGTCACGACGCCAGCGGGGGCGGTGACGGTGGGGGCGTGGGCGAGGGTTGCGGCC